CGGCCACATCTCCCGCCTTGCGTACTTCACAACCCGTAAGACTGATCAAGAACTAATCAAGATCACTGACGGCACACTAGCCCCTGCAATCATTACTTACGGCATCACAAATGCTGGTGGTACGTTTAACCTTAGGTCTACTGGTACTGTTGATTACGCGGTTGATTGGGATTCAACAGGCGGCTATGAAGCGAGCACTTCTAATACGTTAGCCCATACTTATACTGCTGGTAACTATGATTTAGTTGTTTATAGTGATGAGGTTTATAGGGCGTACTTTAATAACGTAACTGCTGATGCAGCTCAGATTACTTCTGTTGCTATTGGTAGTGGAGCTAATTTAGGAACTAGCTTGAGTAATGCTTGGCGGGGTGCAGGCAACATGACAACGTTCGCATGTCCGTTTAGTGTGACAAGTTCGGTTACAAACTTTAGTCAAACTTGGCGAGACTGCTCCAGCCTAACTAGCTTCCCATTATTGGATACTTCTAGTGGTACATCCTTATCTTACGCTTGGCAAAACTGCGCCAGCCTAACCAGCTTCCCATTATTAAATACTTCTAGTGGTGCAAGCTTTAGTAGAGCTTGGCAAAACTGCGCCAGCCTAACTAGCTTCCCATTATTAAATACTTCTAGTGGTACATCCTTATCTTACGCTTGGCAAAACTGCGCCAGCCTAGCCGATTTCCCCGCCAACATGTTTGACACAACGGGAACACTTGTTGCTACTGCTTTTACTCAAGCTTGGCTCAACTGCGCCCTTACCGCTCAATCAATTGAGAACATCCTTGTCTCACTAGATACTAATGGTGCTACTGGTATCACACTTGATATCAACGGCGGAACTAACGCTGCCAAGACTACTTGGTCGGCAGCTGCTGTAACTGCCTACGACAACCTGATCGTAAAAGGTTGGACTATCTCCTTTAACGCTTAAACACTATGGGACCATTTACTGAAACAAAATGGGTCGTCTGTCACGGCCCTGATGTTGTTCACTTCTCGGAGCTGTCTGTTGGTGGTTCCATGATGACGGGTCAACCTAACTGTGAACACTTCGATACCGAACAAGAAGCTGTAACCCGTGCTGAAGAGCTTGGGTATGTTTTTCCTGTTGAAGAAGAGCCCCTGCAAGATTTAGAACCATGACTGAAGAACTACTAGAAACCCCACCAGTACCCGGACCATTCTTCCGGTTTGCTGATGAAACTGCGTGGCTAACAGCTGCTCGTACTGCTGGCTTCATGACTACTGTCACTGATGAAGAAGGTAACGAAACAGAACAGCTACAGGCTTACACACACTCCCACGCTATTGATGTCGTTGGCATTATTACTAAAGGTGGTGAGTGGGATGAAGATGGCACTGAAATCGTTGCTCCAACAACTCTTGATGGCTTTCATGTCAACTATGTAGGCGACCTGCCTGCGGGATGGGAAGCATTTGGAGTAACGCCAGGCAATCCTTACCGGGTGTTTGCATGACTCTTGCTAATTCACTGCAAAAAGCAGCGCAAAGCGCGATAAAAAGCCTAGGCGGTGAAGTCACGGTTCAGACCGTTTCTGGCGGCACCTACGACACGGCAACAGGGCAGATCAGCGAAAGCATCAGCAGCAATGAAATCAAAGGGGTGTTGCAGGGTGTCTCAGCTAGAGAAGTGAATGAGCTGATCCAATCCGGTGATAAGCGGCTGATCATTGCAGCTGCTGATGCTGCGGCTGTGCCGACGACTCAAGACCGCGTTTTAATTTCTGGTGTTTCGCATGAAGTAATAAAGTTCGACACCATCGAGCAAGACAATGAGCCAATCACTTATGAGCTAATTTTGAGGGCATAGCAATGGCACGGCAAATTGACTTAGGCGACATTTCAAAGCTTGCAGAAGATGAGCTTGAGGAGCTGGTCATTTTTGCCGCAAAGGTTTGGGAGGGTCAGATAAAAGAAAAGACGCCGGTTGATACCGGAGATCTTCGCGGAAGGTGGCGTCAAGTGAAGGTCAGCAAAACACGAATCGAGATTCAAAATAATTTGCCTTATGCCGAGCCAGTGGTTTACGGGAACAATCTCCCGCCATCGTGGCGAGGCGTTTACCGGACTAGGCAAAACCCGCCGACGGTCCCCGGCTATCCAGATATTTTGGCTAAAGAAATCGCTGCATTTCAGATCCCCGCCAGAATTGAGCTCATAAGAAGGAGGAACCGCTGATGGCTGCCGTTGATCTCAATACCGTTCGATCGATCATTGAGGGCCGCCTTGCGACTGAGCTGGCGCTTTCCCCGGCGATCCCTGTGGTGTTTCACAACATGCCGGACAATCCCACGGCTCGATCATCCTGGGTTCAATGCCTTGTTCAATTTGGCGGGAACCAATATCTGAGCCAGGGCCTGACAGCAAGAGGCAGCACAAAGGTAATTGGCGTTTTGCTGTGCAACATCTTCACCCCTAAAGGCGTTGGGCCTGGCGCTAATTATGTGATTGGGAAGCGGATCCGAGATCTCTACAATAGGGCCATAGTTTCTGGCGTCTTCTTTGACGCTGCTGACGGCCCTGCAGTTGTGGATTCTCCTCAACCGGAACCGTTTTTCCAAACAAGGGTCTCCGTGACCTTTGAATTTATCGAGGATCTTTGACCAATGGCAACAATCAGAGGAGAGCAGGGCGCCGTCCAATTCGACGCTGCAGGCAGCTCCAACGCAACCATTGTGGGTACCCGCAGTTGGTCGCTCAGCATCACGAAAGAGACTCTTGACACGACCAAGCACGGCGACACCGCTCGAAGTTTTGTCGGCAGCTTGATTTCAGGATCTGGAACTGTTGAGCTGGTCTACGACCCAGACGCGACAGGCCAAGCGGCATTCATTGAAGATGTTTTAACGGCTGCTGATCCATCAGACGCAACGTTTGAGCTGTTCACGACGGGCACCTCAACTGGAACTGATTCAGTGAGTTTTGCGGGCATCATTACAGACGCTGAGATTTCATCAGCTGTTGGTGATTTGGTGACCGTAAGCTGCAACTTTGTGACGAGCGGCGCCATTACCGGAAACCTTGAATAAGCTAGGCTTCTATTAAAGAAAGCCTATTCATGTCAAGAAATCGCCCGGTTGATTTGCTGGTTGGGGAATTTGACCTCAACCAGCGGCGTAAGTTTGACGTAAAGAATGCAGACGGCAAAGTTGTGATCAGTTTGTATTTCAAGCCGATCACAAGGGCAGACCGCAAAAAATCCCAGCAACTTGCCGGGACTGATGAAGCGTTGGACCTGAGCACTCAGATGCTGTGCCAAATGGCAGAGCTTGAGGACGGCTCGAAGGCATTTGCACCGGCTGATGCGCCAAAGCTGCAGCGGCAGTTGCCTGAAAGCGTGCTAAATGATCTTGAGCTGTTCTTGTTTGGTATTGGCGAAGAGGCCAGCCTTGAAGACGCAAAAAACGACTGAAGCAGGATGGGTGGCTCTTTTTTGAGTTCCACCTGGCCTGCGAATTAAGCATGACCGTCAGCAGATTGCGGACAGAGCTGACCGATGCTGAGATGGTGCATTTTGCCGCGTATTACGAGTTGAAGGCAGAGAAGGAGCAGGAGGCAATGGACCGCGCAAAAAGAGGAGGCCGGTAGAATAGGGTCATGGCTGAGTCGATCGTCAAGTTAATTGTTGATGCCACGCAGGGCATCCGATCGCTTGGGCGGTTCAAGAAAGCAACGGATGAAGCAGCTAAAAAGACAGATCTGCTGAAAAAAGCAGTCAGATTGCAAAAAGCCGCGACAGAAGCTGCGACCACAAAGTTGGCTCAGTTTGGTGATATTGCCAAATCTGCTTTTGATAAGGCATCGAAAGCAGCGCAGAAATACCAATCAAAGCTTGGCGGATTAAAAGGCGCGATTGTTTCCCTCGGCGTGGCAGCGCTCACAAAGCGGATGATTGGGCAGGCAGCAAGCTTCGCCCAGACACAAGTAAGGCTGAAGGCGCTGTCAACGGAATATGGCGAATTTGGCAAGATCCAACAGCTAGTAAAAGATAACGCCAAGACGTTTAATCAGTCTCAGGCTGAGTCAGCTAACAACTTTTCAGACGTTTACGCAAGGTTAAGGCCGCTAGGGACTTCGCTTGAAGATATTCAAACGGTCTATAAAGGCTTTAATGCAACAGCATTGGCTAGCGGCACTAGCGCGGCGGCAGCGAGCGGGGCGTTTCTTCAGTTAAGTCAAGCGCTTGGCAGCGGCAGGCTTCAAGGCGATGAATTTAGATCAATCGCTGAGCAAGTGCCAGGCATTTTGAGGCTGGTTTCTGATGAAATGGGCGTCACTGTTGGAGAGCTGAAAAAGCTTGGCAGTGAAGGCAAAATCACTTCTGACATTCTGATCAACGCCTTGGCGGAAGGATTTGAGAAGAACAAGGATAAGATTCAGCAGATTTTGGCCGAATCACCAGCGGCAAAATTCAAAGAGTTCAGCAATGCAACAAGCGAACTAAGCAACGCAATCGGCACTGAGTTATTGCCGGTTGTGACTCCAGCCGTCCAAGGGCTGACCAAGCTGCTTAAGGCTGCTGGTGATTTGCCAGGGCCAATCAAAACAGTAGGGGCAGCACTTATCGGCCTTTCGGCGGCAGTCCTTGCGCTGGCATCTCCTGTTAGCGCTCTGTTAAAAGGAATCGCAGCATTTGCACCAGCAGCGGCAGGCGCGACAAGCGCGGCGAAGCTTTTGGCAGGTGCGATGGTGATACTTAAGGGGGCAATGCTGGCGTTGCCTTGGGTGGCGTTAGTCGCCGGGATTGCGTATGTAGCCAAGGGTGCAGTTGATGCCAAGACAAAGATTGACAACTTAGAGGCAAGCTTGCGCGATACCTCTGGCACTGGGGACGAGTTAAAGCAAAAGATGCAGGAAACTGCTGACAAGATTGAGACGTTAAAGGGACAGTTAGACAAAGCAGGACCAAGTGCTGCCTTCTTGCAGAAAAAAATTGATTTATTGACTGAATCCCTTAACAAAATGAAGGGGCGCTATGACATCGAGATCGTTTTAAGCACGTTTGGCGTAGACGTCGCTTCGCTTGAAGATGGTTTTTTCGGCCCAGCGGGAGCGGCAATTAAGCCCAAGAAAAAAAAGAAGCCACCTTTAACACCAACCGGCACCGG